GGCTGATGGTGCTACTGTGGCCACATTAACTTGTACTGCATTAAGCCAAAGCACACAGAAAGGGTGGCTGAACATTAAATCTAGTGCAAGCACTGCAACTTGGCCTTTAGGGCTGTGTCAGATGGATATTAAAGCTGTAGTTAGTGGCACTACACAGCACACTGAAACTTTGACTTTCCAAGTGATTGACGGGGTAACAGCATAATGGCAAATCTTGTTTTTAAATTTAGTTGGGATCACCGGCCATTCCCGTATAACTCGGCTCAGGGAAAACGGCAATTCATGCTGCCATTCGCTTCAGGCATTCCTAATCTGGCTCCAAACTTTTCGCAGGTCCAAGGTACTGCTGCAGTCTCTCAAGGTGGTACTGGGGCGACAACTGCACTAGATGCTCGAAATAATCTCGGAGCAGCAGAAAAAGGGGTGAATAGTGACATTACAGAGCTAAAAGGATTAACCAAGGCTATTGCAATTTCTCAAGGTGGTACCGGTGCAACAACTCCATCCGATGCTCGAACTAACTTAGGGCTTGGTAGTGCCGCGACTAGAAATGTTGGTACTACAGCTGGTAATTTGATAGAAGTTGGCGGTTTTGGAATTGGTGGAGTAGGCCAAACTTTTGAAAGAAAAATGATTACGGGAGTAAACCTAGATTCTGTCGTTAGCTATGTATTGTTATTTCCTTATTCTGTCAGAAGCTCACCCAATCGAAACATGTTTGGTGAGCTAGTGTTTTCGAGGGGTGATTCAGGCTCAGCAAATCAACATTCGAGAACTTTAGTATCAATTCAGCAAGCATATGATCGTGTTACAGCTCGGTTTATTAGTATTGGTGTAACAACTCATATTTCAGGTATGGCTGTAGTTAAATATCAAAATGTAGACTATGTTGCCATTCGAAGAACAGCAAGTTCTTCAACATCGGCATTTAGATATTTTTCCGGTATTTCCAATATTACATCTGATAATTATTTAGTTACTGTTCATACAGATGACGTTGTTATTGTCAGTGAGATACCTGTTGTAATTGAGCAGCTAAGAACATCTGCGAATACTTCTGTGGATTCCAACGGTTTCATAAAAGCAGCATCACCAGTAGTTAAGCTATTTAACGACCATATCGAGCTCAATAATGATGCAGAAAAGCAGCCTATTGAATTTAAGAAAGTCGATGTAGGCGACTATTTACTTAAAGGCTCTTTAGGCTTTGCTCAAGAAGGTTGGTATATCGAAGTACCTAAAGACGCAAACGGCAACACAATCGTTGCAGTAGTGTATGACACCCTAGAAAATGGTGACATCTCAATTAAAACTTACAAGCGTAAGTTTGATTTTGAACTTGCTGCTGTTGTGGCAGATCACGAGAACCCAATGGACATTCCAGAAGGCCGCTGGATTGATATCCGTCTGCATGAAGAACCTGAACCAGAACCTGAGGTTGAAGAAACTTTGAGTGAAACACCAGTGGATTTCCAGCCTACTAACTTATCTCAGGCAGTTGCTGCAGCCATGAATGGCGTGGAACCGCCAGAAATCTCAGACACAGACGAAACACTTTAATAACCCGCTTAAAAAGCGGGTTTTTTATTGCCTAAATTTTGGAGAACCATAAATGAGTTCAGGCGCAAAAATTCGATTATATGCTTGTGAAGAAGCAGTTTTAGGAACAACTCCAGCAAACCCGATCTGGTACACAGTTCGCCGTGTAAGTGATGGTTTATCTGAAAATGTTTCTACTGAAGAAAGCAGTGAAGTGGTTGATTCACGTTTTCGCCAAGGTGGGGTAGTTACTGAAGCAGAAGTAGCAGGTCAGTTAGAGTTTGAATTATCACTTGGTACCTTTGATTTGTTCTTAAGTGCTTTAGCATTCAATAACTGGGCGACAAACAGCTTAACAATTGGCGGTGCTGTTCGAAAATCATTAACGTTAGTTAAAGTTTTTGAAGATATTGGGCAGGTGTTTATTTACCGTGGAGTTCAGGTCAATTCTGGTGAAATTACTATCCAGACTACAGGAAAGATCACTGGTAACTTTGGTCTTGTAGGTAGCTCATTTACTAGACAGCAAGTCAACCCTGTTGTAAATCCGATTGCAGCTTCAACACGTCCACTGGTCAGTATGCCAAACGTGGAAAACTTGCTTGTAAACGGCCAGTCAATTCAAGGCAAAGCATGTCTACAGTCTTTGACCATTTCTATTAACAATAACCTTGAAGCAATCCGTTGTATCGGATCTGGTAAATACACTCCAGAGTTTTATTTAGAGAAGATGATGGATATCGAAGCGAATGCTTCATTCATGTTCTCGGCCACAGCTGCTGGTTGGATTGATGCAATCAAAACCCGTGATGTGTTTACACTGACCTTCGACATCAGAGACAGCAAAGGAAGTAAATATTCGTTCAACTTCCCGCAATTGGAAGTCATGGAAGCCAATCACCCGGATGGTGGTGGTGATGACATCATTACTGTAGATATCAACTTTGCCCAAGTTCGTACAGCGCCAACAATTGTACGTGCTCTTGTGTAATCAACTTATTCAGTAACAAAGCCTATGGAATCCCATGGGCTTTTTTATTTCTAAAATTTCAGAGGTTGTTATGGCTTTAAAAGTCGGAATTATTAAAAGCTCGGACGTATCAAAATGGTGTGAATACAAGGGGGTTGATGGCGAAGTACAGGCAGAGTTCAAAGTCCGTGGTATCGCCTATAAACCTTTTCAGGTAGCAATTGAACGAGCCGGAAATCAGATTTCATCCAAAGGCTATGATGTGATGGTCAAAGATGAAAATGCCAAGCTTTACCATGAATTGTTAATGGATGCGTGTGCTGCCCACTTAATTGAAGACTGGAAAGGTGTGGTATTTGCCGAAATCGTAGACGGTAAAACGGTTGAATCTGAAAAGCCATATACACCTGAGAATGCCTCAAAGCTTCTTAATCTTGGTGATATTGGTATTTCAATCTGGCTATTCATTAAAGAACAGGCTCAGAGGATTCAGGAAGAAGCCGACAAGGATAAGGCTTTAATTCTGGGAAAGTCGTCGAGCTCTACAAATACCAAAAAACGTATGCGTCGAAAACGCCGCATGAAATCGAACAAATCAAGTTCTTAGGTGGCCGTATTCCTGATCCGCCAGAATATTCGTATGCGGCTGACTCTATTCTTTCGGCATTTAGTACTATTGCCAGATCCAGACGGTATGAGCAGGGCATCCCGTTATCTTTAGATCAGCAGGCAATCAATGTCTATGCAGAGCATAATGATTTGCCAGTGGCTGCTCATATTTTTAATGACTGTATTTTTGCATTGGATAACTTGTTTTTAGATGAAGCCCATAAAAAAATAAATTCCAAGTCCTCAAAAAAGTAACCCTAGAGTTATTTACATATAATAACTCTAGGGTTATTATTATCTCATCAAGTTAATAAGGGATTGGTGTGAAAAGTCTGGATTTAATCAAAATGATTGAAGCAGATGGTTGGTATGAGGTTAGGGTTTCAGGAAGTCATCATCACTTTAAACACCCAACCAAAAAGGGGTTAGTTACAATCCCACATCCTAAAAAGGATTTACCAAACGGAACTGTTAAAAGCATTTTGAAACAAGCGGGTCTAAATTGACCCGCTGTTTCCCGACTTTAAATACTATATCCCTTACAACTAATCATAACGCAGTGGGCGATATGTTTATGCCAAGGGCATGGAGTGTTGAGATGTTATATCCAATTGCAATTGAACGAGGATCAGATACTGAGGCATTTGGTGTCACTGTTCCTGATATTCCAGGTTGTTTTAGTGCTGGTGACACACTTGAAGAAGCTATTGAGAATGTTAAAGAAGCTATTTCAGGCCATTTAGAAATATTGGCTGAAGATGGTGAGGAAATCCCATTAGCTTCCGAACTAGTTAAATTTGTCGATGATCCTGAATATAAAGGAATGATCTGGGCGGTTACCGAAGTTGATGTTAGTCGTTATCTGGGTAAACCAGAAAAAATCAATGTTACTTTACCAAGCCGTTTGATTCGTAAAATTGATGAGAATGTAGGTAAAGGTAAGAGATATACTACTCGATCGGCTTTCTTGGCTGCTGGTGCTGAAAAACTTTTACATGCATAGCCTGATTTAAAAAACCACCTTCGGGTGGTTTTTCTTAATGTGACATTTATTAACCTATTTGTTAAAGTTAAAACAACTTATAACAAATGGTGAAAATTCATGAAAAAAATATTGGCTGCGGGTTTATTGAGTTTGGGATTAGTTGGGTGTGCTACCACACCTCAGCAACCATCAGAACCTGTAAAATTTGAAAAGGTTTATCAAATAGATGGATTAAAGCAAGGGCAAATTTATGATGGCGCACGTCAATGGTTTGCTACAGCTTTTCGCTCGGCAAATGCAGTAATTCAGTATGAGGATAAGACTACGGGTTCAATTATTGGCAAAGGTAATATGCCATACCGTTGTTCTGGGTTTGCTGATTGTATGACTGTTACGGCTGGTGATCGAGTGGATTTCACAGTGCGTGTAGATACAAAAGATGGGAAAATGAAAGTGAGTTACGATAATCTTACTCACTATAAACCAGCGCAGGTAATTAGTGGAGTTCGATATAATGAAACTAATAGACCTATTACTGAAGACTATCCATCAGCTAAAATAATTATGGATGAATTAAATAAATCATCCGATCAAATGGCTGAAAAGATTAAAACTCAACAAAAAATTAATGCCGATTGGTAATTAACAAGAGCACTCATACCATGAGTGCTCTTACTTTATTAAGTATTACATTGTAGTGGTTGATATGAAAAAGATTGTTTTATTGAGTTTGGTTTTTGGGATGGCCGGTTGTGCGACAACAGCTAATTTTTTTGATATTCATCCAACACCTGTTAGTAATTCAGGTTATTGGACTGGTCAATTTGATCGGTTGGTTGGGACTTTAATACTAGAAAGTGATGGGACGGGTGTAATTTGCCAAGACCACCTAGGTACAGCTAGGGTAATGTCTGTAAAATTATTAAATGATAGACTCTATTCTCAGGATGGGACTTACTGGAAAATAAGTAATTTCACTCCAACATCTCTTGAGCTTAATTATGCGCTTGGAGGAGGATATAAAATGATAAGGGACAATGGGCTTAAATTCGCTTCACCAGCATGCAAAGATAAGCTAAACACAAAGTAATAGTTGTTCGAGAGAATTAACTTGACTAAACAGAATATTAAATGTGATTGGCTGAATAGATATGATATTGGATGACTATCTGGGGCATGCCGCTAATAGCAAGAAACTCGCACAGATTGCTATTAAAGAAAGGCGTTTTGACGATGCATGGAAACATTTAAACCATCAAAAAGATTACTATTTAAAGCATGCTAGTAGGATGGGTTTTTCTAAAACAGAAACACTGGTTATAGACTCCTCACCACATGAAGATATGGCAAATGTCTTAAGACTAGAGGGCAAGCATAAGAATGCTTTAAGCAGTATATCTTACACTTATAAGGCGGCTTATACAGCTAATCGACCAATTATTACATTAGAGAAAAAATTAGAGGCTTATTACAATCGAGCCTATAAAAAACAGCCGTTTAAAAAATTTTTATCGTTACTTAAAGCCCTACCCAATAGTGACTATATCTCTGTTCGAGATTTTGTTGAAATTTACTTCCCTCTGTCTCCTAATGATGATGAAGAGGTAGTCCCAAAAGAGAGAAATTTGAGTGAACAGGAAATAAAAAAGGTAAATGATAACTTTTTGAAGCAAAAATCTACTGCTCGCAGTAAAGAGCATATAGGTGTTCCTCCACCATTGAGCAATAGGCCAGTTAAATCAATCAAACCAAGCTACCCTGAGTCTAAGTATCCCACTAAAGTTATTGAACCGCAAAAAGATAATAATTTGCTCCTTGGTTATCCAGCATCCGAATGGATAATAGGAGTGGTGGTTGGCGCAATATTGTTAATTGGGTTTATTTGGTTACTATCGTAAAAAAGCACCCTAGGGTGCTTTTTAAGACACATGACATTTAGCAATCATTTTGTTGAATTGACTTAGATTTAATAACGGTGCGTTTATGAAAAAAGTTATATTTGCTGCTTTTTTAAGTTATTTTCTAATAGTAAGCTGTCAAGTTCAAGCCAGAACTATATACACAGCTGAGTATGTTAAGATTTTTGAAAATTTGAATAGCGACAAAAAACAGCTCTTCAATCAATCAAAAAAGTGGATAGCTAATAACTTTAATTCGGCTCAAGATGTAATACAGTATCAAAGCTTAGAAGAAGGTCAATTAATAATTAGAGGTATTGCTTCTCCTTTGTGCGATTTAACAGTTAGCAAAATGCAATGTAATGGGTACTCACAAGCCAAAATATCTTTTAATTTGGCAATAGATCTGAAGGATAAAAGAGCGCGTCTCAAATTCAATAATTATGGTTATGCAAAATTTGGAAACACACCAATTGATGATCCTATTACTTATAAGCTAATGCTTGGTAGATTTGATGCGTTATCTAGTGATTTTGAAAAAACTCTAAATGCAAGTATTGACAATGACAAGTGGTAGATTGAAAAATAAAGACTCAAATATTCACGTTAAAAAAGCACCCTAGGGTGCTTTTTTCATGCGATCAACAATCTTGTTGGCTATTTTTTCAATTACATCATCGGTAATAGTTGCTGATTCTCTGACCAAATCAAAATGTTTAGTTGGCTCTAAGCCTTTAGTCATCAATGTAATCATTGCTGTGTTTAAGGAAATATTTTTATTCTCGGCATAATTAGTTAAATCATCATAAAGTTCTTGTGGCATACGCACTTGAGTTCGCTTCCAGTCATCTTGCGAGACAATTCTGCCAGTCTTTGGATCTGCCATTTTGTGTTAACCTAAAAATGTATTTGACAAGATAATAACACTATGGAATACTGATTTCAATGGCAAGATAATAGTGTCATTAAAAGAAACCCCTTGCGACTCTCACATCAAACAAGGGGCTCTATCTAATCTCTAAGAGGAAATCAGATATGGTTAGTTTAACACAAATAAATAATACGCAAGTATCTGTTATAAATTTCAAATCTATTCCAGTTGTAACGACTGAAATGCTTGCAGGTTTTTATGGTACTGAGTCAGTGCGTATCCGTCAGAATCATAATGAAAATAAACAACGATTTATTGAGGGTAAGCATTTTTTTAAAATTGTTGGTCAAGAATTAAAAGATTTTGTGAGTAGTTTAAAACTACTTGCAAACTCCCCAACAATTTCAAATAAGGTTCGGTCCCTAATTCTTTGGACAGAACGTGGTGCAGCACGCCATGCCAAGATGCTCGATACAGATCAAGCATGGGAAGTATTTGAGCAACTGGAAGATTGCTATTTTGTTCGAAAGGAAATTTTAGCCAAAACCCATAAATCTGAACGCACACCATTACATGATGCTCATGCTTTACTTGTGGCTAAGACTAAACACCTAAATTCGAGTGATGCATGGAAAATTATTAATCAACGTTTTGGGACAAATCATATTGATGAAATCCCATATGACATGATTCCTGTAGCGGTTGAGTATGTTCATCATTTGATTGCTATGTACAGTAGCGCAGAGAAGAAAGGGCAAGGTTCATTGTTTGATGAAGATCAATTCAAACTCCTCAAGAGCCTGATTGATGCAATTATTACCCAAAACTTTGTTACCAGTCGAATCTATCGAGCAGTACATATGCTTGATAACGAGCAAGGACACCACTTAGCTGAATATGCTTTTAAAACTAATATTGCAGTTCTAAAACTTACTCGGGCAATGGATTTAAGAGGACCTCTTAATAGAAAAATCATTAGTGATGACTTAAAAACTATAAGCTATACAACAGGCAATCAACATTATAGCGACCGTTGGTTTCATCCATTGATGGAAGCGGGAATGCTAGCTGGTGCTTTGCGAATTTCTGGTGGTTGGTAGTCTGATTCGTCACTAATAAAATCAACTTAACAAAACCCACTCATCGAGTGGGTTTTTTGTTGCCGATTATTCATCCATTCTCTGTTGACACCATACACCTTGTGAATCTTTTCATCCCCCTTGACAAGATTTACTATTTTTTTAGCGAAGCCGACCTTAACAAAGTCGGCTTTTTTAGTGCCTGAGAAGTTATAGAGCAAAAAAATTGATGTTTTTTAGGTGCAGCACAATTTTGCTTTACCACTGGCTAGGGTAGCTCCCGAAAGGAAGATGGTCGTTTTGACTGTTCATACTTCTTCCCGCCAGTGTCTTTTTATTATGAGCAGTCGGAGTTCATATTATGAATATGATGTCAGTATTAAACTTAAGAGCTGTTGTTACACAGGAAAACGGCGAAGTTAAAACTACCAGTTACGCCGTGGCAGAAGCGTTTGATAAATTGCATAAGAATGTTATTAGGGACATTGAAAAATTACGCTGTTCTGAAAGTTTTAGAAAACTCAATTTTGAGCTTTGCTATGAAAACAATGAGTTACAGAACGGTAAGCCACGAAAGTTTTATCGTATGACTAAAGATGGCTGGATGTTTTTGGTTATGGGTTTTACTGGTGAAAAGGCAGATTTGATCAAAGAGCAATTCATTGAGGCCTTTAATTGGATGGCGCAGCAGCTCACTCAAACTTTTCAATCCAAGTGGGCTAGATACAATCAAATGTGTCTCGAATATAAAACTAGAAAAGAACAGGTGAGCTGTTCAGCACGCAATATGCGCTATTGGCAGGATGATAAGCCAGTATTCGAAAATGAGTTGAATAAACTGGAAAACGAGTTATCACCACAACTAAAGCTGGTTTGAATTTAACCCTATTAGATTTGAAATCCGAAAGGGCAAGCCGTTGCAACGCTTATTTGAATAATGAGCTAAATCATGAAACCAGTAAAACCTATGGGGGTGGATTTTAAATCCAGCCCTTTTTTATTGCCGAAATTTTGGAAGTAAATATGATAGATAAATCTAAATGGTTTGTTTTTAAGAAAAATGATCAAGCTTTTGGATGTTTCAGGATTAAGCCTTTTTCTGATCCTGAATTTGATAAGGCCTATAAAATGCTTTGTACCAAAAAAAGTATTTTTAGAATGAGTGCCATGCTATCAGCCCAAGAGTTTGCAAAAATTATCGCAAATCATCTTATACAGGATTGGGAAAATATTGAACTTTCAAAAACAGGAATAGCTGGTGAAAAAGAAACGCGTTATTCGCCAAAATCAGCTTATCAATTATTAATGTATGGAGATCTAGGGGCTGAAATAACTTCATGGATCTTGGAAAAGTCAAAAAGTATTGCCTAGTTAAGTCTCGATTTATTGCCGCCGTTTATGGCGGTTTTTTATTACCTAGAGGAAAGTCAAATGGCTCAAGAAGCTCGCTTAGTAATTGTTATTGATTCGGAACGTGCGAAACGCACTGCACAAGACTTATCAGTTGAATTGGATAGCATCACCAAAAAAGGGGATTTCGCCTCGAAATCTATGGACCGGATGTCTGTAGCAACTCGTGCACTAGCAGGGTATATGGCTGGTTTATTAACAGTAGGTTCAGCCATTTCAAAGATGGATACATATACTGGACTACAAAACCGCCTTAAGTTGGTCACTAATAATCAAGTTGAACTAAATAAAGCTACGGAAGACACTTTCCGAATTGCTCAAAAAACCTATTCAGCATGGGATTCTGTTCTACAGGTCTACCAGCGTTTTAGTGATAATGCCAAAACTTTAAACCTCACAATGGATGACACAGCACGTTTAACTGAAACAGTTTCTAAAGCTGTAGCAATTAGTGGTGCAAGTGCAGAAGCTGCTGATGCAGCTTTAGTTCAATTCGGACAAGCGTTAGCAAGCGGCACATTACGTGGTGAAGAGCTTAATTCTGTAATGGAGCAAACACCAGCTTTAGCAAAAGCTATTGCTAAAGGTATGGGTATTACTGTAGGTGAATTACGTTCAGTAGCTGCTGAAGGAAAAATCACTTCACAGGAAATCGTTAAAGCACTTAAAAATGTCCAAGATGAAGTTGATGCTCTTTTTGCTAAAACTGATATAACAATCGGGCAGTCTCTCACACTCCTAAACAATGAAATTACTAAATTTGTAGGAGAGGCTGGTAAAGGAAGTGGAGCAGCACAGGCTTTATCAGGATCGATTCAGTTACTAGCAAATAATTTGAATTTAATTGCAGACAGTGCATTTGCCATAGGTATTGGCTTAATGACAAAAGCCGTTTTAACAAAAACGGTTGCTGTACAAGCGAGTATTGCTGCGTCAACCAAACAAGTGTTTGCCACAATTGCTGAACGTAATGCAAATATTGCAGCAGCAAAAGCTGAAGTGGAATCTGCGCTTGCCGAAGCACAAAGTACGCAGGTGACACTAACGAACATCAAAGCTACTCATGCTCAGATCATGGCAGAAATAGAACTCGAAAAAGTTCGTTTAAAAGCCCAAATCACTGAACAAGGTCGCACGGCTACCATCACACGAATGGCTCAGCTAGGACGATTACAAGCTCAAGTTGCGTTAGAGGTTGCTGCTGCGGAAACAGCACAGTCTGCAGCTTCATCTAGATTATCAGCAGCCTTAACAGCGCAATCTGTTGCTACTAGCCGTTTAGCTTTAGCAAAGTCAGCGCTTATGGCGATTTTTAGCCCAATGGGTTTAGCAATTGCAGCAACAGCCGCATCTTTCTATTTACTAAGCAGCAGTTCGGATGAAGTCAAAGAGTCTCTTGCAACACAATCTGACTCGGTTAGTGATTTAACAGATAAGTACATAAAGTTAAATACTGTGCAAGCATTAACAGAGGGTGTGCGGTTACGCAAAGAGATTGAGCAGCAAAATGATGCAATTGATGATGCTAGTGGAGCTATCAAACGTTTTGCTTATATCCAAAAGGAATTATTTAAATTATCTGGCAGTGATTATGAAGATTATCAAAATGCCATTAAGTCTATTGCTACAGGTGCAAGCGATGCAGGTGATCTCTTAAAAAAGATGATTTCATCTGGTCGTTTTAGTCAGAATCAAATTGATAAACTCATTGAGTTCTCTAGTGCAGTAGCAGAATCAAAAAATAAGATTGAGCAAGGTAATACTGCTCTAAAACTCTTAAATGCTACTTCTAGACAACATGTTGAGGTAACGGCCGAATCAATTAAGCAATTAACAATTCAAAC